AGTAATATTTAGGTTAGACAATCTTCCTGAGTCCATAAGTGCTCTGGTTGACGTCACCTTGTGTACTGGTCCAAAGATACCTTCAAGAACTAATTGATGCACTTTTTTATTATCAAGAGTACCAGTAGTACCAACACGATAACGGATGTTGTCCATCTTTTCCATAGTGCCAGTTAGAGACTTGGCTTTGAATTGGTGGGCTTCGTCACCAAAGATAACATTGAATTGTTTGAACCAAGATTTTGGTTGCAAGTAGATAGACTGCCATGTTGTGATTAGAACGTCTTTGGTAAATTCTTTAGGGAATCCACTGTATAATTTTTGGCAGTGATTCTTAACAGACCATTCATTGACTGAAGAGTAGTCTTCAAAGTCTGAGTACATTTGTTCGACAAGAGAAGTTGTTGGTACGATAAGTACACACTTACGCCCAGCTTCAATGTGATGTCGCATCACAGAGTAAATAATAAATGACTTTCCAGAGCCAGTAGGAGATAATAACAGTGTGCGTTCTTCGTTGAGTGCTTTGTGTATAGCATCAACTTGGTAATCACGGATCTCAATTTTTTCTGGTAAATCTAGAGAACGAACATACTGCTCAACATCATCATGAGTTATATTGTTGTTGGTATAAACGCTATCACCCTTATGTGTTAGAAGATAGTCGTTACGTTCACAAAATTTTTCAACGTATTGAAGTAAACCAACGTAGATAGTTTTTCTGACTTGATCATACAAACGCACTTTACCATCCCACAATCTCGCTTTGTATTGCGGGGTGAATCTAGCTCCTGGATATTCGTACGTGAAGAAGTCTGCTAATTCTTGCTCAACACTAGCGTCACCGAAGACACGCATATAAACTTCATCTAGTTTTTCAATAGTTATATGGCTCATTACATTCCTGCTAAAAACTTCTTCCACTCTACAGCAGTTTTGATTTGCCAGTCTCTGGCTTTAATCTGCTGCAGAATAGATTCTAGAAGATAAATCATAGTCTCAAGATAATCAATCTTGAGTTTCATATTGACAAGTTCTGTGTCTCCTGACAAAAACTCATCCATTTCGTTCTTTAGGGGTTTAACACCTTGCCACTGCGACCATCCAAGGTCAGTGAGTTCTTCTCTTGATAGTTCGCCACGATACAAGCGAAACTTGTTCTTACGCAACAGTGCGTAATCAGCTGAGAGTTTGGTGTGTTTTAATTTGATCTGCACCAGAAGTTTAACATACTTGGCGTGCAGTTTTGGAGTAGATGTGGAACTCTCTCCGAGATAGTTGTCATCAATCTCGCAGTCAGCGTCCCACATCTCTTGCAATTGTTCAATATTCATAATAACCTCATTATTGGATGATTACATTATACCTCATCCATTACAAAAAATCAAATTTGTCTTACAACATTTTGTAATAAGCGTATCTGAATGTAGCGTTACCAACAATGTAATTCACATCGCTAGCAGTAGATTGAAACACCATAGATTCTAAAGTCACTGGGAACATATCAACGAATTGAACTTGCTGCGTGATATTGTTTTTACCAGATAAGATAGACAGTGTTGCATCAGAGTAGTTCTTAGACAACTCTGAATAGTTATTTGTGTCAGACTGAATAAACGCAGTGTACTGCCCGTATGTTTCTGGGAATCCAAGAGCAATGATCCAGTTATAGATCGTTTTGTAGTTACGCATCTCAGAGTCAACTAGGAACTGAACGTTTAGAGTATCATACGTTAATGTGTCACCTGGAATTGGTGCAACTTGTAGAGGGTTACCAAACTCAGGTGCACCTAATGTGATTCCTGGAAGATTAACTTGCTGACAGAAAAACATAATGTCAGGAAGTTTAGTTACAGAAAACATGAACCCGTTTGGTGACAACGGAGTGATGTCAGCAGGGATTGGACAAGTGATAGTGTTATTAGCCATAAGATTATTTAGCTCCATGAAAAAAGGGAGATCCGAAGACCTCCCTTTAAATTACCGCTTCTACGTCGGCTTTTTAAACCGACTAGTCGATTACATTAGGTTAGTAACCTTAACACGACGGTAGTAGTAGTTTGCGTTAGCAGTTAGGTTGTCAGCACCAGCAGTGCCGTCATCCAAGTTAACGAATGGGTTAGCAACTAGACCGTAACGAGTCTTGAAACCAATCTTTGGTTGGAAGCTGTGTGGGTCAACTGCACGAACCATTTGTAGAGGAACGTATGGGCAGTAGAACAAGCCAGCGTCGAACGCAGACTGACCCTTGTAACCAACAACGAAGAACTGAGTTGCAGAAACGTTAGAAGTGTATGGGTCAACGAACACTTTGTACTTGCCGTTTAGAACACCAGCGTAAGTAGTAGAAGTGTCATCTACAGTTAGGTCATTCTTACCAGTGATACCAGAAGAATAGTCAAGAACACCAGCCATCGCTAGAGCAGAAGCAACGTCTGCAGAAGTGATGATGATGTTACCACGACCACGACGAGTTTGTTGACCGATAGCATTGGCTTCACGTTCGATTTGGAACATTAGACCCTTGAACTTTTCAACAGACCAACGACCGTTAGAGTCAACGTCAAGGTCGAAAGTACCTGCAGTAGCAGTACCAACTGCAGCACCTGCCTTAGCAGTCTTGTAGATAGTACGGATAACTTCACGGTTGATTTCAGCAAGAATTTCTGTAGAAAGAATGTTGCTTAGTTCACCTTCAGCGTCAAGACCATGAACAGACTTCATGTCTTGTGCTAGTTCGATAGAGTATTCAGCCTTCAAAGCACGAGTCTTTGCAGTAACTGAAGTCTTTTCGATAGAGAATGCCATTTGACCGAATGAACCGTCACCAGTGCCACCTTGACCTAGACGCTCACCGTCAGCAGTTGCCATTGCAGTACCAGTAGTTTCAGAACCACCGAAATCGTACGCACCAGAGTGAGTACCAGTACCAGAGAAGTCAGTATCTGCTTCGTTGAATAGAGCTTCAGTACCACCTTGTGATGCATAACGGCTCTTCATTGCGAAGATTAGACCAGTTGGTTGAGTCATTGGCTGAACACCGCAAACGTCATAAGCGATCATTTGTGGCATTGCACGACGAACTAGAGAGATAAGAACTGGGTCGAACTTAGCGAAACCACCAGCGTCTGGGTATGAACCAACAGCGTTAGTAGGTGCAGTTTCGAACAACGCTTCACGTTGCTTTTGCATTTCACGTTCTTGGTTCTCTAGTAGAACAGCAGTAACTTCCTTACGGTAGTTGTCCTTAATTGGAGCAGCAGATTCGTGGTTTAGAATCGGTGCCCATTTTTCCATTAATTGTTGACGAGTAGTCATGTTTTCTTCCTTTTATTTAAAAGATTTGTTGAGTGCGGATAGGTACGCAGTCATAGTTGGGTCAATTTGTGTCTTCTTCTCTTCAGATAGAAGTTCTACTGGAGCGTCTGTTACAACAGACTCAACGATAGTAGACTGCTTAGTAGTAAAGTAATTTTCACGGATAGTCTTAACTTTAGATTCGAAAGTTTCAGCATCTTCGTAAGAAAGTTCTTCTGCTAAACCTAGGAACTTTTCAGTCTCTAGATCAGTAAGACCTTCGCTTACAGACTTAATGATTTCAGTACGCTTAGCTTCAGAGATTGTCTTAGACAACTCGATATTAGCAGCAACTTGCTCATTTAGTTTTGCTTCTAGTTCACCGATACGATCTTCCATTTCGCCAAGTACATCGTACTTTTCTTCTGGAACATCAATGTAGTGCTCTTCGAAAAGAGACTTCATACCAGTTACGAAACTCTCAAGAATTTCAGCTTTGATACCACGCTCAAGGGCAATTTCATTCTGTGCCATCCACTGCTCGGCAATATAGCCGAGATATCCATCAACTTGTTCAACAAGACCCTCAGTATTCTGTGCAACTTGCTCAGCAAGTTTGCTTTCGAATTCTTCTTCTAGACGAGCAACTTCTTCTTTAACACGAACCATAACAGCTGATTCGAAAATTGTAGTTGCTTTGTCTTTAAATTCTTCTGTTAGCTCTTCACCGTTAAATAGTGCGTCCATGTCTTCTTTGACACCTTTAACTGTGTTGCCTTGACGAATTGGAGACTGGTCACCATTGTGTGGGTTCATTGAACCTGTAGGTGCTTTTTCAGCTTCTTTTTCATCATCAACATTGTTACGAGCATTGTCTGGATTTGGTGTTTCGCCACCATTTGGTACAGCATTACCTTGGCGAACTACTGCTTTGTCAGCAGTGACTGCGCCATGAGTACCAGGATCGCTACCACCTTCTTTACCAGCATACTTAGCTTCTGCTAAGATTTCTGCAATTTTTTGTTCGATTGACATCGTTTTCTCCTAACTGGATAGTTCTATTAAATTATTTATTATTTATCTGATTTTACTCAGGAAATTTTGGAAAGCTAGAATCTTCGCTTCCTCTAGTTGTCTAGAAGAAGCCTTTCGAATAATTCTTTTAGCTTCTTCAATCTGTTGTTCCACAAACTTTCCATCAACGAACACCCACTCCTTGTTCTCCATAATACCACGTACATATGCGTCAGGAGCGGATGGGTCGGCAACGATGTCAGCTGCAGTAGACAGCATAAAATCGTCTTGAACAACTTGTACACCATCAGATTCTTTTAGTGTTCCAAGTGCACGACTAGACACACCAAGGTTTGCACCACCGTCAAGAAGACCTCTTGCAATGTTGCCCATTGGAGTTTCTAGAATCTTTGCTTTACCGATGTAGTTAGTGCCTTCTTTACGTAAACCTACGATCAAGTGAGAAACACGATCAAGATTAATTGATGGTGTGTCTGGGTGACCTAGTTCACCATAAGCACGATGTTTTTCTACATACTCTTTAATGTAACGACCAACTTCACGATCCATAACTTGTTCTGGATACATACGACCGTTACGATTCTTTAATTCTGATTGAAGAAAAATACCTTCGATGAAGTATTCTTTCTTTTTACCAAGTTTTTCTTCAACGATAAACTTGGTATCTACTAATTCTTCTCTGATTAGTTTCATTATGCGCCCACCTGTGTTCTGTCGTCATAAGCACCGAATGTTGCTTCTTCGACCTTAGTTGACCAACCAGCTTGTTTACGTAAAACAATCCAGCCAGTAATAGCTTTAGCGACAGCGTTTGTAATAACGATATCAGAAACGTTATCGTTAGTTACGGGAATACCCCATGCGTTAAACTCTACAACAGCTTCGTTTTCTGGTGCGCATGCGATAACAGTTTTGCTGTTACGAATAACTTTAACGTGT